GACACGACCGAAGGACCGATCTTCGGTCCCAAACTTGGTAAAGTAATGGCCAAGTTTGGGTATTTGGTTAATCCACCTCTTAACATTGAACCTGATTGTATTTTGCGCGGGATAGCTCTAGGACTGATGACAGCAGCATCTTACATACCAACATTGATGGTATTATGTCAACGTGTTCTGGAGCTTACCGAAGGAAAATTGGCTTATGAAGACAAGAGCAAACCGTACTCGATGAACTATAAAATGTTCACACCAACTAAGCACAGCGGTGTGATGGAAAATCGGTATGCTATGACACATAAAGAGGAAAAGGAATTGCAAGTAGCAATAAAACAAATGAAACGGGGGGACACTTACCCCCGCTCGGCAACATGGTTGTTTGACCGAGATACTGATGCTAAGAAAGACATTTTCATTAGCGCGGCATAAGTGTGTGGTGGTCCAGGAGAACCATCCAGCCAAGTACGCAAGCTGTGGCAAGAATTGATTACAATATGCTGACGAGCCACGTTTGGGTATGCTTTGGCTAAAATAACCCTAATATTTAGATGCCCCGCAACAAGAATGATCCCTATTTCCTCTGCTGCAAAAAAAGTGACTGGAACCACTTATGTTCCACTGGTTTTCCCAAAACCAATGCGTATGAATGCTTACGCAGCCTCTTATGTCCATCGCGATCGAATTTTGACTAATTTGAAAGCGAGAAAATACAGAATAATTAAAGAAGAACCACCAGCAGCTCCTCTGGTGGGAATCGAATTGAATCCTGGACCTAAAGCTAAACAGAGCAATCAAAGTAAGAAGCACATCAAAAAAATCAAACCGAGACAAGGTGCACCCAAAATTATAACTAAAACTGTTTACAAAGAGCGTGAACCATCAAGAAATATTGGAGAACAGTTAGGTGGTGCTGCTTGGAAATTAGGCAAAAGCGTGTTCAAGAGTATTACTGGATTAGGATCTTATCACATTTCAGGAACACCCTTGTCTATGGGTAATGGGCCACCAATGTTTAGTGGAGGACGAGCACCGCGTGTGTCACATCGAGAATATTTAGGCGATGTGTTTTCATCCACTACTTTCAAAACACGTTCGTATCGTATCAACCCAGCATCAGTTAAAACATTTCCCTGGGGCTCGGGTTTGGCAGCCAAATTTGAGCAGTATAGACTGCACGGCGTGGTGTTTGAGTATAAATCGACATCATCCACCGCATTGAACTCTACGAATACTGCCTTGGGTACGGTAATAGGTGGAACACTTTATGATGCAAATCGTGGTACTAGTTCAACGGATTTGGAAAGATTACCAACTTTTTCAAGTAAGATTGAAATGGAAAATTACCAATTTTCCGCTAGTAC